GTCGCCTTTGTCGCTTTTGTCAAATCGTGCGGCGTTATGCTTTTTTTTATGCAACCAAGCACTTTCGCCTAGTGCGGCAATGATCGAATGGAATACGGTTGTTTTGATTGAAGGGTAAAACGCCGCTTTCGAGGGTGAACTTTCAGCGGTTCTATGGCTGTCCTCGCCTTATCTGGCTTTGATTTGTAGTTTCAGGTGACAAAGTTGAACTTTCAGGTGACAAAGCTTTTATTTGTGGCTTTTTTTGTGCATGGGATCAGTATTCCGGCGCAGAGGTTCAGACATTTGGATAGGCTCGGTAAGGGCCTGGGATGCAGCCCGGGGCAAGTGGCGGCACGTTCCGCAGTCCACGGGGCAGACTGACAAGGCTAAAGCGCTCGGCATCGTGGCCACGTTGGAGGGAGTGGCAGCGCAGGCCAAGGCCGGGAGCATGACGAGGGAGAAGGCGCAGTCGGCTGTTGCGGACATTCTGCGGCTCGCTGGTGTCGATCTGCTGCAAGTGGTCCCCTCGTTCCACTCGATGGCTACGGCGTTCATTGGGCGGGCATCCTTGGCGGCCAGTTCTGCCAAGATCTACGAATCGGTTCTGACTTCTCTGGAGGAATGGGACAGCTGGAAGTGCAAAGCTCCGGTCGATGCTTGGACAACGGCGGACTGCACTAGCTACTACCGATGGTCGCTTGATTCAGTATCGGCCAACACTGCCCGCTTTCGGCTCAACTTCGTGTCCATGATCTTCACCAAGGCCGTAGCGCTCGGGCACCGTCCGAACAATCCTGTGGCGGCGGTGGAGAAGATGGCCGGTGAAAGGTTCAACAAGGGCACGATCAGCCGCAAGGACTGCGGGAAGCTGCTACGGGCGATGCGAAAGGCGAAGCGGTCCGACTGGTGCGCTCTGACGCTGCTTGGCTGGCACACTGGGCACCGCATCCAGGATCTGCTCTCCACCACGGCCACGGCCATCAAGGGCGACTTGATCACGATTGACCCAAAGAAGAAGCAAGGGAAGGGCCGTTTGATCGTGCTACCGATTCCGAGCTTCCTGGCAAAGCTGGTGCAGCGCCTCGGCGATCTGAGCACCATCCGGCGCGGCAGTAATTCCGGCGGCAAAGTGTCGGCTGACTTCATCGCCTGGCTTGAGGCTGCTGGAATTGACCCGGTGCCAGTCACGCGCAAGGGCCGCATTACCCACACGATCAGCTTCCATTCCTTCCGTCACAGCATGGTTTCCCGGCTGACTGCGGCGGGCGTGACGAGCGACGTTGCCCGCATGGTCACAGACCACGATTCAACGAAGGTCCATCGGCAGTATCAACACGCAGAGGTGGAGGCGTTGCGCGAGGCGCTCAAGAAGGCGCGGTGATTTTGCGCTTGCCGGGAAGTGGGCGGCGTGGGTAGGGTGGCCGGATGTCCAAGCGTGAAACATGGCCAGTAGACTATAGCTCTCCAGATTGGTTGAGTAGTTAATTAAGTATCCCCTTCAAGCAACCGCTTCAAATATTCGCCACGCTGGCCAACGCCGCGCTTCGTGTTGGCGAGTAACTTCGCATCCATCAGGTCTTGCTCTGCGGCTGGGATGGTTGCGAACGGCTGCGTGATAGCGTGCTCACCTTGGACCATCGCATCATACCGTATGAGGCCCTTGATATAAGCGCCCCACGATGGATAGCCAAGTTGCTGAGCGCGTAGTTTGCTGATCTCGGCAAGGTCGGGAGTCAGCTTGAGGGAGTGTGGAGATGTTGCCATGGGAAAAAGTCAAGGGTGAAAAGGTAGTACCGGTACTACCGGCGGGGGTTTGATTTGGGGCGGTGGGCTGGGTAGTATTCTCTCGTCAACCACTCGTCACTATGAACACACCTAGCTACATTGAGAAGCCACGTCACCAGAAGGATCACAGCGCCAGCCACAAGGTAGAACTGAGCGCGGGAGTGCATTTTAAGGCTTCTTTTTGGCGGGCTTCTTCGGCGTAAGCGCCTGCTCTTGCTCGGCCTTTCTGAGGTCGGCTAGAATCAACTGCTGAATATACGTAGCACGCTTAAAACCAAGGTCTGCGGCTCGGTTCTCTGCGGCCTCAAAGAGGTCTGGAGGTAGGCTGATGGATACGGGTTTGTGCGTTCTCATTTCGGCAGTTAACAACCGTTGTTGAAAATAATCAACAAATATTTTGACACGCCCCGTTCCTCACCGTTAATAACCGTTATCAACCAGATGAAATACAAATCGACAAGCATCAGCATGGACGACCAAACAACAGCCAAGGTTGTTCGTCGCATTTCAGTTCTTGGCATGACTCGCTCTGAGTACGTTCGCAAGCTCATTCGTGAAGACATCGCCACCGCCAAGCCATCCAAGAAGAAAGGAGCCGTCAAGCCATGACTATTACTCCTTTCAACTTCAACGGCGCTGAACTCCGCGCCATTACCCGCGATGATTCGCCATGGTTCGTCGCTACCGATGTTTGCGCACTCCTCGGAATCAAGAATGTGACGCAGGCCAATAGCGCACTAGACGCTGATGAGCGGTCTATGTTAAACATAGGCCCCCAGGGTGAAGTGAATATTGTCAACGAGTCCGGCCTGTACTCCCTCGTTCTACGCTCTCGCAAGCCACAAGCTAAAGCGTTCAAGAAGTGGGTCACTTCCGAAGTCCTGCCAGCGATCCGCAAAACGGGAGGCTATCAGGTAGCGTCGGTTGCGATCCTACCTCAAGACTACGCCACCGCTCTCCGCCAACTCGCCGACAAGTACGAGGAAACGGAAAAGCTCAAGCTTACTGTTGAGGCGCAACGCCCCGCCGTGGAATACGTTGAACGGTTTGTCAAAGCTGACGGCCTGTTCGGTATCCGCGAGACAGCGAAGATTCTCGGAGTGAAGCAAAACGCCTTCGTTGATCTTTGCCAAAGTGGCCGTGTCCTGTTCCGCGAGAACGGCAGCTTGCAACCTTACGCCAAGTGGCTCGACGCTGGTTACTTTGAAGTTAAGACAGGCGAGGCAAACGAACACGCTTTCAAGCAAACGCGCTTTACTTCCAAGGGCCTCGAATGGGTCCGCCGCTATCTTGCCATTGACCAGCTTTTGGGGACTTCTAACGCACTCACCCTAACCCCAGCCCAATAAACCGATGAGTCACAAGCTTACAACTGCGCAACGCGCACTTCTCACTGAACTTAACGAGGACGAGGTCGCTCGTTTCGTTGCCAAGGCAAATGGCCTCGGCGTGAATCCCGATGAGCTTCTTCACGATCTAGCTTGCAAGGCCGTCACACTGGTCTTGAAGCAGTTCGCCACCGCCAAGCCGAAGCGGAAAGGGGGCGCGAAGTGAAAAACGGAGTCCTCAGCAAACATAACCTATACGCGCTCAAGGTGATTGAGACGACGCTGAGCGCAATCATTGACGCGCTCCCTGAGTGCAACACGATGGACAAAGAAACCAAGCGAGTCTTTGACCACATGTTGAACGCTCGCAGCTTTACCCGTCTCGCGCTCGCTGGGCAAAAGGAGGGCAAGTGATGAGCGAAGTCTTGAACCACCTAACCGGCCAGCAAATTGGATTGCTCGCGCTGTGGGTATCGCTCGGCGGCTTTTGCCTGGGCGTGATTATCTACGCTCTGCGCCGCCCAAAGCCAATAGCGCAAGAGCAGCACGACGCTCGCGAGCTGGTAGCTTACGTGCGCGGCCAAAGAACCTTAGCCCAACTCCAGAAGGACTATGAGTAATCTCACCTCAGTAGCGGAAATGATCATCCGCGCCAAGACCTCTCCGCTCGATATTCACAAGCCAACAGGGAGCCGATCCAAGTGGAGGCACCTGTTCCCGGTCTGCGAGACTCTGGACGCTATCCGACCAGGGCTCACCATCATTCAAAAGATCGACTGGATGATTGCTCAAGGTGGTCTCCAGAGAGATGACCGCATCAATGCCTATGATGCTATCTGCGCAATCTACCGCAGGAGGGCCAAATCAAATGTTCCTTCCTGACGAACCTCCCCGCTTCTCGCTGCCAGAAGACAAGGCAACGCGCCTTGGTCTGACGGCAATCATCCAACAACTAGCCTTTATCGCTGGAGTCGCTTGGTTCTTCTATCAACTCGCCCTTTATCCATTTTAGCCGCGCAGGCTACACTATTTCCCAACGTCCCCGAACATCCTAACAATACCTAATATGTGCGACTTCTTCTCAGCAGTTATCAGGCGTGACGGCGCGATTGCCCACGTTCACAAAAACTCCCACTCTGGCGCGGTCAAAGCGGCGGGCTGGGTAGAAAATGACCAAATGGCCGATATGCGCGGCCAACCTCGTTTTTATGAATTTGAATGGAGCAGCGAGGGCAATGTGCCAAAGAACATCGCCAGTATTCTGCGTGGCGCGAATCCTCCAGAGAAGGTCATTGAAGCGGCAACCGTGCTCGCCAAGAATCTCAAGCGCTGCCTGGAAGAACCAGGCTGGGGACTTCTCGATGATGGTCCGTTTGCTGGTGAAGAGTACGCCGACTTGCGGTTCCGCGCTTTGGCTAATGGTATAGGTGACACGCGCATTCAGGCAAGACTGGCAGTCATGACCCTCCATGCCCAGGGCGAGGTTATCAAGTCGTTGCACCCGTTGGTCGCAATTATTGCCGGTAATTTCTCAGTTGCTGAAGGGTATCAAATCACGGCCCCGGCGCTCACTGAGGTGACCGGCTCCGTGTATGTGCAAGCGAACGCGACCTTCACGGCCCCGGCGCTCAAGAAAGGCAAAAAATCCAAGAGCTAATTTACATCACAATCAAGCACCTCATATTATGTCGCAACAAACGCAACTATTCAAACCAACGGCCAAGGGTTTATCTGACTACTTGGAAAAGGCGAAGTCCACCATCGCCCTAGCGCTGCCTAAGCATCTGAATCCTGATCGCATGTGCCGACTCGCGGTTACGTGCTTTTCAACAACACCGAAGCTTCGCGAGTGCGATCCGCAGTCGATACTTGCAAGCATCATTATTGCCTCGCAACTAGGCCTTGAACCTGGGGTTGCTGGTCAAGGTTACTTGATCCCATATAAGAAGACTTGCACCTTTGTGCCTGGCTGGCAAGGACTCGTCGGACTGCTTAACAATACGGGCCGCGCTACAGCGTGGACGGGTGCTGTTTTTGATGGCGATGAGTTTGATTTTGCCCTCGGTTCAAATCCTCATCTGATTCATCGCCCTGGCGTGAACTATGGCGATCCGCCCAAGATGACGTGGGTTTACGCTTGCGGCAAGGTCAACGGATCTGAGCAGGTTGTCATGGAAGCATGGCCCATGGCGAGAGTATGGAAGCATCGTGACCGCTTCAACAAGGTCGGGCGAATGCATTACTCGTTCGATCATCCTGAGATGTACGCCCGCAAGGTATTGTTGCTCCAGGTGCTCAAGTACATGCCTCGCTCCATTGAGCTGCAAGATGCTCTGACTGTCGCCAACGCTAATGAAGAAGGGCGGCAAGTGAAGGTTGAAGAAGGTATTATCGTAGATGTCCCAAACGATCCTGAGAGCGTGCCAAACGCACGAATTGAAGGCGGTGAATCTCCACCGAATGCTGAGCGAGGCGCATTGATTCAGCGCCTGACGCAAGAGCTTGGCGGCGCGGGCCTGGACTGGCAGACCGTGGCAACCGAAGCAGAGACTGGCGGGCTTTTCATCGACGCTACTGCGCCGATTGAAGAGCAGACGACGGACGGGTTGCAGGATGTCCTGGCCGCACTGCCTGCTATCATTGCCGCGATCACGAAAGGAGGGTCAAAGTGATTACACTCGATCAAATTAAATCGTTCTGTTCAACCGATCCGATCAGATTCAAGCTAGCAGAACCGTTTAACCTGGAAGAATGGACTTATGCTACAGACGGTCGCATTATAGTTCGTATCAAGCGTGGGCTTGAAACTCTTCAAACAGCGAAGGAAGCGAACATAAATCCACTATCAGCTTATAATGGTGTCTTTACGGACTGGTTCAAACTTCCCGCTTTTGAAGTTGAGCCCGAGCCTGTTCCTCCTGAGCCGAAGCGGACCATATGCAATGAATGTGATGGTACAGGTGACTGTGATTGCTATTGTCCGAAATGCGATGGCGAGTGCGAAGAATGCGGAGGCGAGGGAGAGATAACCGACCTCGGACCAAAACCGCCGCCTTACCCTATAGGCATCATTAAAGGGACAGTGTTCAATCTTAGGTTCATCCAGAAGATTCAACGTCTTGGCGAGATGGAATGGAGCCTTGGCGAGAAAGGTATGATGGCTTTCAGGAATGAGGATTGCGAAGGCCGAATCATGGCGATGGAAAGCAAGGTTCTCAATGAAAGGCCTGCCGTTACATTGATTTAAACAGCCGATTCAAAAACCATGAATGATTCCATAGACCCACGGCGCGGCGTGCCCTCCGCATCTGCAATCGCTCGCATAGAGCAGTGCCCCGCATCTCATCAAATGGCGCTACTTGCCGGGGACAATTCCGGCAAGTGGTCAAAGTTCGGTGATGAGATCCACGAAGCCTTGGCCACGGGTGATGCAAGTAAACTTGATCCATCACAGCTTGAGACTTTCGATATGTGTCAACAGCAAGCTGAATGGGTGCTGGCTGATTGGCTGGCGGAGGGCACGGACGGAACGCATTCCATCTACCGCGACTCCATGCGCCTTGGCCTAACAACAGTCGGCGGCGTGATTGAAATGAAGGAGGGCGTTACCGTTCAGCCTGTGTTCACCGGCCTTGCGGATTTCATCGCAATCAAACGTGATTCCAAAGGTTTCAACGCCTTCCTGATCATCGACTATAAGACCCTACGCGGCGATGTGCCAGAAGCGGCAGACAATCCGCAGCTGCGGGCGCTTGCTGTTCTGGTTGCGAAACGCTTCCGTTGCGAGAATGGCCGTGTTGCCATCGTGCAACCGTGGGCGGGCCGTCCGACTGTAGCAGACTTTGACGCTGGCACTGTGTATAGGTCTGCGAAGTGGCTGGATGACAGGCTAGCAAAAGAACGCGCTTCAACGCCCGATGATCGGCGGGCGGGCGAGTGGTGCCACTGGTGCCCCGCTAATGCCAACTGCGAGACGTTCCACGATAAGGCGCTAGCCCCAATTGAGGAAACGGCTATGACCCTTCCAGCCGATCCTGAGACAGCACGAGCCGCTTTGTTCGCTCGGGCCATGGAGTTACCTGCCGAAGCTTTGGCGGGCCGTGTGCGCGGCCTCAAGTTGGTTGGCTGGTATGCTACCGCAATCGAAGGCGCTGCCAAGTTGCGGGCCGCTGATGACATTGAGTTCCAACAGTTCTACAGGCTCAAAGATGGTAGCAGCGTGCGCGAGATTACCGACGCGCAAGCAGCGTGGGCGCTGGCAGAGGCTAACGGTGTCAGTTACCCTGAATTCCTGGCTTCCGTGAAAGTCACCATTGGCAATCTCGAAAACGCTATCCGCAAGGCGAGCGGGCCGAAGATGACGAAGGACGGTAAGCCTCACAAGACGCAGTTCTCCCTATCCGCTGATGCGGCAAGCAAGCTGATTGATACCCTCGAACAAACTGGAGGCATGACGCGCAAGCAGTCCGCCCCACAACTGGAGGCTGTAGTATGATTTCAATAGTTGTTATTTCTGGATATTTTGAGGGGGATATTTGCAACCGAGAAGGATGCGATGGCATCATTGATAGTCACCCAGCCGAGAATTGTCACTGTCACTTAGTTGCACCATGTTCATCATGTACTTCACTGCGTAATTTTTGCCCCAAGTGCGGTTGGGAAGAGAAATATGAGGAGGTTGCTCAATGACCTTCACCGTTCACGATGCCGAAGCTCTGGGCGGCAAGGTCTGTCCGCCTGGGTGCCATCGCGATCACACCTGCAACTTCTCCATGTGCGTGAATCCGGCGCATATCGAGGTCGTTAGTCCCAAGGAAAATCAAGCTCGGAAAATGCAACGGAAAGCGAGGGCCAAGGTATGAACGATCTATTGTTTGATATTCCCAAAGTTCTGTCGCCTAAGCTAACGTGGCTTAAAGCTCATTCAGTCGGGACTTGCTACAGGCAAGGACTTGATGATGGCCCATGGTTTGCCCATTGTGGGATTGATCCGCTAGAGTATGTGGACAATCATTTAGAATGGCCTGACGCGCATTTCTTCGCCTGTGGAGAGACCGAAGACGAGGCTATTTTTGCTCTGGCTCTAAAACGCAATTGGAAGCTATGGAATGAAGATCCGCAAACAGCTTTGAACGGCATTGCACAGAAGCCTCGGGGTAAATGGGCGATGTCGAACGACGGTAAAACAATGAAATGGATGGATGACGTATGAAAACACGATTCAGCGCAAAGCAATTCCAGAAGTGCCATGCGGCGAAACCTGCGAAGAATGAACACTGCCTTCAACGGGCTTTGGTGAACTGGTGCAAAGGCATCGGCAAGGCTGTTATCAAAGGCCCGTTCTTTGCTATCCCTAACGGCGGCGGGCGTGACTTGATCCAAGGCGCAAGGCTCAAGGCTGAGGGTGTTCTCCCTGGCGCTCCTGACCTCGTATTCTGTGGCCCTGGCGGCGCTGTCCTGTGGCTGGAACTCAAGAACGGAACGAGCGGCAAAGTGAGCGAGGTACAAGCCGAGTTGCACGAGGATCTTTATCACTGCGGCCATCGTGTGGTTATCGCTCGGACATTGGCCGAATCAATCCAAGCAATCACAGAATTCTATGGAGCGAGAGCCTGAATTTGAACCGTCGCCAACGTGCGAGCACTGCGGCGGGCATTTGCTGGAAGTCTCCATTCCGTGGACTGCGCATCGCTGGCAGTGCTTGCGCTGTGAAGGTGACATTGACCCTAAACACGAACCACAGTGAGCCATGGGAATCGAATCAAGAGAATCACGAATAGCCCGCTATCATCGCCGCATAGCTTCCGGCCATTGCTACAGGCATCCAAAGCGACCGCTTGAGACCAACTCGATGTGCAAGGAATGCGCGGCACATGAACGCGCAAGGCACATTTGCAAGGCCAATCGCAGGGGGGGCAAGAAAGAGAACGCTGAGAAGTGGGCGGCGGTGGACTGGAGTCTGAGCAATCAAGCTATTGCCGACGCGCTCAGAGTCTCGCGCATGGCCGTGCATCACCAGCGGAAGAAAGCACAACAAAGACAAGCAATCTGATTTATGACCATTCAAAACAACTATCTCCAGCTACTCCGCGCAAAGATACCGACAGCTGAACGCGCAGGCTTTGATCCTCCGTCTGATTTTCATCCGTCGCTCTTTCCGCATCAACGCGACATATCACGCTGGGCTTGCCTTGGCGGTCGTCGCGCTGTGTTCGCTCAGTTCGGTCTGGGCAAGACTCGGATGCACCTTCAAATTGCATGGTGGATCGCGACTCAGACGGGCGGCAAGTTCCTTATCGTGTGCCCGCTTGGTGTACGGCAAGAGTTCACGCAAAACGATGGGCCTGCGATGGGCTTCCCTGTTCACTTTGTCCGCACCTCGGAAGAGGTGAATAACATCGCCGGTCGCATCTTCTGCACCAACTATGAGAGCGTGCGCGATGGCAAGATTGATCTGTCGTTGTTCGCTGGCGCTGGGCTCGATGAGGCTTCTGTTCTTCGCTCGTTTGGCTCAAAGACTTATCAGACGTTCCTGGGATTGTTCAAGTCGGTGCCTTACCGCTACGTGTTCACCGCGACTCCATCGCCTAACAGGTACAAGGAGTTGATTCACTACGCCGCATTCCTTGGCGTGATGGACAGCGGCGAGGCGCTGACTCGATTCTTTCAACGCGACAGCTCGCAGGCTGGCAACCTGACGTTGTATCCACACATGGAAGAGCAGTTCTGGAACTGGGTGCATTCCTGGGCCTGCTTCATCACACGGCCATCTGACCTCGGCTATTCTGACGAGGGCTACGACCTGCCAGAAATGGAGGTGCATTGGCACCGTGTCGAAACCGATCAACGAAAGGCATGGGCACAAACTGACTCTTGGGGCCAAGCTCAACTCCTCCGCGACGACGCGCAGGGCCTTCGTGAGTCTGCGGAAATCAAGCGGGAGTCGATCACGCTGCGAGTTGCCAAAGCTCAAGAGATTATCGACGGCCACAGCGAGCACCGTCACTGGCTCATCTGGCACGATCTGGAGCGCGAGCGCGAGGCTATCGAAGATGTGTTTCCCATCGCGAAGACGGTCTATGGCTCGCAAGATTTGGAGGTGCGCGAAGATCTCATTCTAGGCTTCTCGCGTGGTGAATATCGCATCTTGGCAACGAAGCCCATTATCGCCGGGAGCGGCTGTAACTTTCAACGTCACTGCTCAGACGCGATCTTTTTGGGCGTGGGCTACAAGTTCAACGACTTCATTCAGGCTATTCACCGTATTCACCGATTCCAACAAAAGGAGCGGGTTCACATTCATATCGTCCACCTCGATAGCGAAGATTCAATCGTGGCAGAACTCAAGGCGAAGTGGCAGCGCCACAAGGAACTGATGGAGCGCATGAGGGCGCTTCTCAAACAACACAAGCTCATCATCAAATAATATCATGGAACTCACACGCACACTCAACGACGGGACCGCTCGCAGCGCGGTCAAGAGCAGGACATTCGAATGCATTCACAACGACTGCGTTCTGGAGACTTCGATCATGCCAGAAAACAGCGTCGATCTAATCTGCACCTCGATTCCGTTTGGCAATCAGTACGAGTACAGCCCGAGCATCAACGACTTTGGGCACAACAAAGACGACGACGCTTTCTTTGCGCAGATGGATTTCCTTGTTCCCCAGCTGCTCCGCATCCTCAGGCCTGGGCGCATTGCTGCCATTCACGTCAAGGATCGTATTCTGTTCGGCAATGTCACTGGCCACGCAAGCGCTACGGTGTCTCCGTTCAGCGACAAGACGACAGCATGCTTCCTGCGCAACGGCTTCGTATTTATGGCGCGAATTACCATCGACACTGACGTTGTGCGGGAGAACAACCAGACTTACCGCCTGGGCTGGTCGGAGAACGCCAAGGACGGCACGAAGATGGGCGCGGGGATGCCTGAGTATGTGCTCATCTTCCGCAAGCTGCCAACGGACCTGACAAACGCCTACGCTGACAAGCCGGTTGTGAAATCCAAGGAAGAATACACGCGGGCCGATTGGCAGCTTGATGCGGCTGGCCTGTGGCGCTCTAACGGTGACCGTCTGCCGGATCCTGAAATCATGCAAAACATGTCGCTTGAAGACATCAAGCGCCTGTGGATTGCGTACAGCCTCAAGGGTGGCTATTCGCACGAAGAACACGCGAAGCTTGCGAAGGCTCTGGAAGACAAGGGCAAGCTTCCGTCGAGCTTCATGCTGTTTCCGGCCGTGAGCCGCAATGCTGACATTTGGACGGACATCAACCGCATGGTGACCTTGAATTCTCACCAGTCCCGGCGCAACGAGGAGATGCACGTTTGCCCGCTGCAACTGGACGTCATCAAGCGTCTTGTCACCCGCTACACGAATCCCGGCGAGCTGGTTTTTGATCCCTTCGGCGGCATTGGCTCGGTCCCGTATCAAGCGCTCAAGATGGGCCGTCACGCTCTGATGACCGAGTTGAATCACGACTACTGGAAAGCAGCCGTCGGATATTGCGAGCAGATGGAGCAGGAGCATGGAGCGCCTACGCTGTTCGACATGGCAGCGCTGAGCCGAAAGGAGGCGGCGTGAGCGCAGAGACAGAAACCTGCCCAGCTTGCCTTGTTGCACACCCGCCAGGGTCTTGCAGATGCGCGAAGTGCGGACGCCCGATGCACCCGCAATTCATCCGCTGCATTACCGTTGACAGCGACCGTCAGGCATGGTGCCCGCCTTGCGCTGATGAGCACATATCAAAGCGCCAACCGGATGAGGTAATGCCAGCTATGGCAGAATGGGCAAGAGAGAGGGGATTGATTTGATATGAGCACCACAACAAAAGACGCGCCTGCATTTGATTTCTACCCTGAGCGGTGGCTATCTGGCGTGGCAATCCTTTCAGACGCTGAGCAACTAGCCTTTCTGCGGCTCCTGTGCCACCAGTGGCTGAATGACGGGTTGCCGGATGATGTTGCAGCACTCAAGCGCCTTGGCGGCAAGGGCGTAACGCCTGCTCTCTTGGAGAAGTTCGGAGTCTGCGAAGATGGCCAGCGCCGCAACAAACGCCTTGAAGTTGTTCGACAAGAGCAGCGCGAGAGGATCGCTAAGAGCCGCGACAAGATAGCCAAAATGAACGCCGCAAGAGCTTCTACAAGAGCTTCTACAAGAGACTCTACAAGAGACTCTACAACACCTATCTTGACGGACATCTTAACGGCTTCCTCACCACTCACCACTCACCACTCACCCATATCTCCTAACGGAGATATACCCCCTAACCCCCAGGGGAATGGGGAGGTTTTGAAACTTGAGGTTGTCGAGGCTGTGAAGCCGAAAACCTGGACGCCAACGCAGTTCCAAGCCGCTGTTGGATCGTGGTTCAATCGCCGCGACACAACGCCGTGGAGCGCCAAAGAGCAAGCTTCCTGGAAGGCTCTCGGCGATCTGCTGGCAGACGATGTGGCAACGCTTGGCAGGTACTACAACGCCACCCTTCCCAAGGCCCAAGACTACCGGCGGCGCGATCTGCTCACCCTACTGAACAACTGGACAGGCGAACTAGACCGCGCTCGCAAATTCAACCCATTGCCCACCGATGACCGCGCTTTCTGACATCGCTACGATCCCCACCAAACCGGCTACTTGCCACCATTGCGGCAAGGGTTTCGATGGCCTGACGCTGTTCGGGCGACTGGTGCAGAAGTGCTGCTCCGACGAATGCACGGCAGCGATGAAAGCAAAGCTCGGACTGGATAGCGTTGGCAACCCGATCAAGCCGAAAGCGGCAACCGATCCTTGGTTGTCGATTTGCCCCCCGAATTATGCCCGTTTCGATTTCGAGCGCCTACCGCCTCGCGGCAAGGCTTGCGCTGTCTCCGTATTGGCATGGTCGCCGGAAGCTACCAGCGGGGCTGGAATTGCCCTCGTTGGGCCTTCTGATGGCGGCAAGTCAATGCTGATTCACGAAGTAGCGCGGCGGGCGTTCGTTTCCGGCTGGGATGTGTTCTGCACCCTTTCGACTGAGTTCGCCGACTGCTGCGCCGATTTGGACCGGCGGAAAGCCTACCGCGAGCGTTGCGAGAATGCGGCAATCTTGCTGATGGACGACGTAGGCAAAGCCAAGCTGACAGAGCGCGTGGAAACCGATCTCTATCACGTCCTTGAGATTCGCGAGCGATACGAGCGCCCGATTCTCTGGACGGCGAATAGCAAAGGCTCCGACCTGCGGCAGAACATGACAGAAGACAGGGCGGACCCGATCATTAACCGGCTTAGGCGCTCTGCGGAGGTGTTCACCGTATGACACCGGTCGCTGTTCTTTTCGCCCGTTCTGATAGCGTTTACAAGACGTTAGCGGGCTGCGATGTCAACGACATGGAGAGGGACGCTCGCTTGTATCGCGGGCCTTACGCGTCGGTGTGCCATCCTCAACACACCAAAAACACTGAAAAAACACTGAAAAAACGATGAAAAACGAAACTGCAGCTTCTCCCGAAATGACTCCCGAAACTCTTTGGCAACTGATGCGTGAGGCAACCCTAACGGCTCCGGCCTGGGGGAGCGTCACGACGCAAGGCAAGGAGCGGGCAAGGCTGGCGCTTGAAACGTTGCGGGCTGCTATCACCTCGGAAGAGGTGAGGCGGTGGAAGGGTGCGGCAGTGTCCGCCAAATTTCAGCGCGACGTAATCATTGACGAGGGAGTTGATAAAATGGGCGAAATCGAGGCGCTGAAAGCCGAAGCGGCGAACCATCGGGCGGAAAACGAGGCGCTGAAAATCGAGGTAGCTCGAAAAATGGCAGGGCTTTCTGATATTTGCCGCATGGTCGAATACGGGCCGATCTGGCAAAGAGCGTCAGATGCGATGAGAAGGCTATAAATCCCCGTGCTGAGAAGGGGGATCACAAGGGGTTTTTTGACAATAATCAAGCTGTTGTTGTATTTTACAAAGCTCGATAGCTTGATTCTCCATGTTGACTTTCGGCGCTCTGGTCTGCGTTGTTGGGAGTGCTCACCAACCCCAAACACGAAGCATTCGCCCAAGCGATAGCAGGCGGACATTCCGCCGCCGAAGCCTATCGGGCGCATATCTCCGATAAGGGAAGCGCCAAGACATCTCATGAGGAGGCGTCACGCATCGCAAACTTTCCCAAGGTTTCCGCAAGGATCGCAGAATTGAGAAGCGCAGTAGCCAAGATTGCAAAGAAGGAGTTCAACTTCACCAAGGCCGACCTGCTCCGGTGGCATTTGAAAGTCCTACGTAAACCTGTCGGCAAGATCGACCAGAACCACCCGCTCTGCCAAGAGTGGACGCGGGACGAAATCCAGAGTGGGGATGGAAAGCCGCCCGTGACCCGCATTAAGGTCAAGATGGTTCCCAAGATGGAATCTGCGAAGCAGATAGCTATCATGTGCGGATGGAATGCCGCAGACGAGAATGGCAAAAAGGGAGCTGATGCCCTGGCTGATGCCTTGGCGATCATTCGGGAGGCCACCCATGGAAGCCGCAAGCCTTGATGCTGAGGTGACGGCGGCGCTGTCCAGGTTACATGATCGAGCTTGGCGTCTCGACCACTTGTATCTGATCCTTGTCGGAGGCTGCGCGGTGCCCTTGGTGGCACGGCCTGAGCAGTTGGCCTTTCGGAGGAATCGCCACAAGCGGAACTTCGTTCCCAAAGCTCGAAAGCTTGGTATCTCGACGGAAATCGTCATAGAGAACGGCGACGAGTGCGCTTTCACTCCTAACTTCAAGGCGGCAATCATCGACCGATCAGCGCCAGACGCTTTTGAAAAGCTTGGAATCTTCCGCTTTGCTTGGGACAATGGGCCAAAGCACCCCGACCCTGTGATTGCTGCGCTGTGGGTGCTGATCCACGAAGCAAACCCACTCACCAAAGACAACGCCGGGGAGATGGAGTGGAGCAACGGCAGCACGTTTCAGGCTGGCGCTTCGTTCACTGGTCGCACACCTGAACGGCTCCATATTTCGGAGTTTGGCCCGATCTGCGACGAGTCCGAGATGAAGGGTGACTCCATCATGCAGGGTTCCATGAACTCGGTCTTGCCAAACGACATCATCGACGTGGAAACCACGATGCGAGCTGGTGCAACAGGTGCCTGTGCTCGGCTGTTCACTCTGGCCAAGAAGTCGGGCAGCACACCAGAGACGGCGGCAGATTGGAGGCTCCATTTTTATCCGTGGCTTGGACACCCTGATTACTCGCTCCCCGGCAAGAAGCCGATGGACGGCGATGTAATAAAGTACTTTGCCGACCTTGCCGCACAAGGAATTCACGCAACGCCAGAGCAGCAAGCATGGTACGAAGTGAAGAAGCGAGAGCAGGGCGACAAGATGTTTCAAGAGTTCCCGTCGCTCATTGACGAATGCGACAAGGCCATGGTGCGCGGTGCGATCTATCCAGAGCTTGCACGCCTTCGGATGGCGGGCCGCGTGCGGGACTTCGAGGTTGAACCGGCTTACCCGCTTTGCGTCTACTTCGACCTTGGCACGGAAGATGGGCTTGCAGCCTGGGCTGTGCAAAAAATGCCCATGGATATTCTCGTTCATGGCTGGTCTTCAGGCGAGGGCTTGGGCGCTGTCGGGGCGGTGGAAATCGTGCGACAGTGGGGCCGGGAGCTTGGACCAATCACTGCCGTATTCATCCCGCACGATGCCGACATACGCGACAAGGGGAGCGCGAAGAGCTTCCGAACGCAGATGATCGAGCCTGGAATGCTGCCTTCATCCATGGTCCATGTGGTGCCGAGAACGCCGGACGTGTGGGTAGGAGTCAACGAGGTACGCAAGCGGCTAAACCGGATGTGGTTTGCCAAACGAACGGACGTAACCAAGCAAGTCGGAGCCGTTGAACAGCCATCCGGCCTTGGGCGCTTGGAGGGCTACCGAAAGAATGACCGTGGCTTGATTCATAAAGACCTTTGCGGCCACACTGCCGATGCCCTGCGCACGTTCGGGGAAGCTGACGCCCTGGGCATGATCGAGGCAGTGTGCGGAGCAGGATCCATCGTGGTGCCGTACAACCAACCCGCAAGCAAACACTCGCGCCATGGTGGGCAGGTGCAGCAAGCGCGGGCAATCATGGGGATGAGGGGATGAGCTACACGCCAACGCCGGAAGAGCGGGACCTGATCGAGCGGAGAGGCTATGTCATCGAGACGCCCACGGCCAAGCTTTGGGGCTTTGCCTGCCCTTTGGCCTATGCTCTGCGACCTCCTGTGGTGCCGTTGGCCTTTGATTCGACTGACCCAGCCATTGACACATGGTTTGCATGGTACGCAGAGGGCACGGCTTCGGAAATCGCCGCTCTTTGCCCGCATCCGCTCGCATTCCTCGCTTTTGCCCGTCGCGGCAAGGTGAGGGCTTACGCTTTCGCTGACATCGTACCACGTCTAAAAGACGTTTGACAGTGCTGGAAGTGGTCCGCGTTGTTGGGAATGAAGATTTCCAGCACGATCAACGGAGGGCTCGTCTAACCATGGGAGGCGGCGGCAATAATGACGCGGCAATCGCGGAACAGAAGGCGGCACGGAAACAAAGCGCCGATCAATTCGCCGTCTCTACGGCTCTGCAACTGAAGCAAATGCAGGCGGCTGCGAATGTGAAGCCTGTAACGATCAACCCGACCGCGGCGCCTCAGACAACGGACCAAAACACCCTTGACCAACGGCGAGAGGTTGCGCGGCAGTCAAACCGAAGATTTAGCTACCAGTCTACCATGGGAGCGGCGGGGACTCAAACCCTTGGCGGCGCTACTGCGTTCGGAGGGGCTAAAGCTACGTGAGCAAGGCTACTTTCAAGCAGTTCGGAGACGCCGTAGCAGCGAGCAACAACAGCTCGCTGTCGGCTCCGTTCATCCGCGCTGGTTTTGGGACTCAACAGGAGCCGCAAAGCTCCGACCTTTCAGCCATGCTAAAGCAAATCAGCACGATGAAGCTCGGTTCTGGCACTACTTCAAACGGTCCCTCTGGCGCTCAACAGCGAATTGAAGCGGCTCCCATTGCTCAACGACAGGCGGTGGGGCGCGGTGGCAACGTTACAGCGGTGTAATCAAAATGGATACAACCCCACAGGCCCTGATCGATCTCAATACGCGCTATCGCTCGGACATGTCACCCATGCTGGGACTGTGGCGGGAGTGCTCGCGCATGTGTGGCCTGTCGCTGACTGGCTTGACAGGATCGCAAAGCACGACGGCTTCAACCGAGCAAATCACAACGGAAACACGGCTCCTTAACTCAGTAGCCGTTGAGGCTTCCCAAGTCTTGGCGGCTGGTTGTATGTCCTGGATTCTGCCTGCCGAAACACCTTGGTTTTGCTGGAAGCCTGCACCTCAACAGGCCGGGAACGATGCACTTGAAGACTGGCTCCAAAGCTGCACGACCATTGCGCTCGAAGCTTTGTCGAGTTCAAACTTTTACACGAATGCTCATCTTGCCTTGCAGCGCTGGTGTGTAGTCGGAACGGCGAACCTTTGGCAAGAGCAAGGGCAGTCGCAACCGTTGGCCTTCCGCACATGGGACAGCGGATCATTCTGCATCGCTGAGAATGCAGAGGGAACGGTTGATATGCTGTTTCGTGAAATCGAGTACAGCGGAAAGCAGGCATCGGAGATGTTCGCTCGCCTGCCTCCTGAGATCACGAACACGCTGGCTAAAGAGCCAAACCGAAAGCACCGCTTCCTACGTGCGATCTTCCCACGGCCAGCCGATCAACGAACATCGGGCGGCCCAAACTCCATGGCCTTTTGTTCCAAGGTTATCCACATGGAAAGCCGGATGCTGGTCGCAGATGGTGGGTTTGAAGAGTTCCCATCAACCGCAATTCGCTTTTTGAAGTGGTCCGAGTCCTCGCCTTATGGAGCATCACCAGCAATGCGGGCACTCGCTGAGATTCGCGGCGTGAACTATTTGGAAATGCTCATGTCTACCTTGGCAGAGGTGACAGTCAATCCGCGTATCATAATGCCGCAAGGGTTGCAGGGCGTGCCTGATCTACGTGCTGGCGGTATCACTTACGGCGGACTGTCTCGCGACTCGTACCCAACAGAGTGGGCCACAGGCGGAAGCTTTGACATCGGGCTCAAGCTGATCGAGCGAAAGGAGCATTCCATCAACGAAGCGTTCAACCGTTCCTTGTTTGAGTTGTTCCAACAGCGCCAAGGTGAACTGAACATCCCGCACGTCCGGGCATTGGAGGCGGAGAAGCTTTGCCGGTTCTCCCCGGCGTATACCTCGCTCACCACGGAATTCATAAATCCACTTTTGGAGCGTACGTTCATGATCTTGTGGCGCTCGGGCAAATTCCCAAAGCCTCCCCAAGAAGCGCTCTTTCGCGATCCATTGGGCCGCTTGTCCCTGGCCTATCCGCGAGTTGCTCAGACTTCGCGCATGGCCCTGGCAATGCAGGCGCTCAAGGAGACGGCGTTCGCATCTATGCTTGAGATGTTTTCGCCGGTCGCCCAGGTGTCGCCAGTCTTTGACAACGTGGACTTTGACAGGGCTTTCCGCGATCTGGCGAGAGGTAAGGGCGTGCCTGCCGATTACCTCGTTGATCAGGATACTGTGAAGGCGCTACGGGCGGCCCGTGAGCAAGCCCAACAGGCTCAACAGAAAATGGAAATGGCACGCGAGGCCATGAAGAATCCCAAGATCATTGAAGGCGCGATGAGCGCCGCGCAACAACAGCAAGGGGCGCAAGCAGCATGACAGCACTAGAAGCCATTCTGCGGAGCGATCCCGCCAAGCTTGAAGAGTTCGCCGCCGACTGTGAGGCCTGTTTTTTTGATAAGGCCGGACAGCGATTGCTGGCCACTCTCTGCGCTCTTGCGCATCCTCTCGACCATTCACCCATGCCGCTTGATTGCGTGCAGACTGAGCGCGGGCGGCGCGAGGTCGTAGCGCTCCTTTGGCGCTTTGGGGCCGTCACATCCGCTTTGCCTCCCGTCCACGAACCAAACCCAAACACACCGTAATATGGCTACCACGATCGAATTCAAAGAAGGCTTCATTCTCCAGGATGGAGAACCCATCGCTACCGTCTCGCCGGAAGGCGTTGTGTCGCATGAAAAGACCATCGCGCCAGCTACCAAAGGCCGAATCAAAGAGGCAATCAAGGAGGCGGGCGGCGTGTTCGGTTCATTTGCGCTGGAAGGCAAGCCAGAAGCCGAAGACTTGTCGCCAGAGGTACATGAATCAAAGCCGAAAATTCTCCAGCCTACCGCCCCTCCGACTCCTGAAGAGTTACAGGTTCAGCCGCCTATTGTCGTCACCATCCAGGCCCCTGGCGAGCCAACGCAAGACCCGCTGAAGGGCTGCAAAGATCCCGTGTGGCTCGCCTGGAAGGCTAGCCAGAAGTAATTTCAATCCACAAAAACGCCACCATGAAACCACGTTCAAGCCTACTCCTCGCCGCTATGTTCGGCGCTCTTTCAGCATCGCCAGCAATGTCGGTGCCATCTTCAACGTCAGGGATGGCCACCATCGTCAATTCCAGCAAGCGGGCCATGAATCACAACTGGCACCTTTCGCTAAAAAAGCGCGAGCGTTTGCCATTCACAACACGGAGAATCTGCCGCAACGGCCTATCTCGAAGTCCCTTCAATGGCAAGAATAAGGCTCAACGCGCACGCTTGGTTGGCGCGTTTACCTCCATGCTCAGCTAACCACCAAAAACGCCCATTCCTATGCTCTACAATCACTCTCCTCTTTTCGATCCTGCCGCCGATCCTGCTGCAACTGACCCTAACACAGGCGGTGGCGCTGCTCCTGGCGTTGCCGATGTCCCTTGGCATCAATCCGTCATTGCGAAAGGTTCCGATGGTGCCGAATCGCTCGCCGACTTCGCTTCATGGAAGGACAAGGCCCCGGCCCCATTGGTGAAGTTCATCACCGATAACATGACCGCCGCGCGTGCCAAAGCTGCGCCAATGGAAGGCATGATCAAAGTCCCCGGCGAAAGCGCAACGCCGGAAGAACGCGCAGCCTTCTACAAGGCTCTTGGCGTTCCTGATGATGTGGAGGGCTACGAACTCAAGGCACCTGAGAAGATACCCGATGGCGTACATTTCGACGAAGCGCGGGCCAAAGAGTTCACGGTCTTTGCCAAAGAGCACGGGCTCACAAAGGCTCAAGTGATTGCCTTGCAGGACTTCCAAGTGGAGTACGTCGGCAAACAAGTGGCCGCAGCTCGCGAGCAACACGCCGTAGCGATGGCCGCAGAAACGGCAGAGCTCTCCAAGCGATTCCCGAACATTTCCAGCACCTTGGAAACGGTAAAGTCTTTGGAGAACCGCAACGGTGTTCCTGAGTCCATCAAAGCTGTCATCAAGGGCGGCGGGTTCGATCCTCAGAATCCTGACTTCTGGGGTGCTGACGCTTTGGAGTTCGTCGCCTGGGCGGCAAAGGCTACGGGCGAAGATCGAGGCGCGGGAGGTGCTGGAATGCCTGCTGCTGCGAGCGCTCGCGCTGAATCGTTGGACATCATGAACAATCCAGCTAATCCGCTCCACAAGGCTTTCCATAAGGGCGATCCGGTCGCGGTTGCCAAGGTGGCAGAGGGGTACAAATAAACTGCGAACGGTTCACGGAAAAAGTTCTTGCAAAGGGGTGGGCTCGTTCTCACCCCTTTGTTGTGCCAGTGAAGGCGGCGAAAGCCCTTACCTTCCGAGTGCTCCGCTTTCAGTCTTGGCCCGCATGTAGTGGCTTACCAATGACACAGCGAATCGACACCGCGCAATCGCGCAACCTCGCTTCCCCATGTCCTTTGGAACATCCTACACAATTCCCGACCAGCTTCGGGCACAACTTGAAGACACCTTCCGCGCCACGGTTCAACAGACTGAATCGAAATTCGACGGCGCGGCCACTGTTGACGCTGAATGGACTGAACAACAGTACGTTCTGCGCATGGCCGACACGCAGACTTGGCGCGTCAATGACACTCGCTTCGGCGAAACCAACGCAAAGGAATTCGCCGCAGGCTTCCGCTCTGGCTTCTGGCACACCCTCGAAGCCGATCCGGTCAAGTTCGACCGTGGCGACCAAAAGCTTCTGGCGAAAGTCGCTCTGCCTACGGGCCGCGTGATTACCGACATGATGGCGGGCCTGAATCGCCTCAAGGACGACTTGTTCGTTGCACAGGCAACGGCCCCCGCTCTCGGTGGAGCTAAGCCTTATGTGACGCCGCAGAACCTGCCCTCCAGTTCCATCATTCCGGTGAACTACGTTCAGCCCGGATCACCTCTCGGCCCAAACTCTGGAATGCACATTTGGAAAGTGCTCGAAGCTCGCCGCCGGTTCAAGGCCGCGCAGGTGGATTTCGACCGCGAAGAGATGATGCTGGCCATGTCTTCGGAAGAAGAAACCCAAATGCTTCTCTCCGCGCAGGCTGCGCCTAATGAAGCCTGGGCAAAGGTCGTTCTCAACTGGTTCGAGGCTCGTCTTGATGGCAAGCAAACCAAGCTTTGCGGCTTCACTGTGATCGACAGCGAGCGCTTGCAGGTCGATCAGTCTACCGACATCCGCAGCTGTGTTGCTTTCTCGAAACTGGCGTTCTGCGCGAGCCCAACGAGCAACATTGAAACGAAGATTGACGTGTTGCCGCAATCTCGCCACGCCACGCAGGTTGCTGCTTATGCAAACTGGGGTTGCTTCCGCGTCTTTGACGAGCGCGTGCAGGTCATCCCTTGCGACCGCAGCCCGTAGTCTAACGTGACCCTATGAGAAACGCCCTTCTCTAACCCTGTTCATCCACTTCCCTTCCCTTCAATTTTATGGCTAACTCGACCTCGACTTATCAGGCTGGCATCCTTGCGGCTGTTGGCGCTTCCTTCTCTCCTTCCAAGGCTCCTCTGACGCGCAAGCGCCGGACGGCGGTCTTTCAGATCAACATCGTCGGCTCTCATGCCACGGGCGACTACTACGACTTGGGGCAGTTGAACACCGCTGGTGTTCGCATTCACCCTGAGTCCTGCAAGCTTCGCTTTGGCGGTTCTGGCTCCGTTGACTTCAAGGCGCAGTTGAAAAAGGTTGACGCTGTGACCGGTGCAAATGCCGTTGCCTTGACTGCGGTTTCCGCCGAAATCAACGCAACCAGCGCGGCTATCTCCTTAGCTGCTCCCGATGGCAGTAACACCGTTTTGCTGGCTGTCGATGACATGCTCCGCTTGTATGTTACCTACGGCACCGGGACCACGATCACCATCCCGTCCACACTCATCGTGTACGTTGAAGTTGCTTACGACGTGGAATAATCCACATCACACTGTCTGTTTGGGCGTTTTCAGGCAATCGGGCGGTAGGCAAGGGTGAAAGCTCAGGTCTACCGCCTTTCCTCTTTTTAGGCTATGACCACAGAAGAAACTCACAAGATCGTCCTCGCAAACATCGCTCTCGGGCACCTGGGAACGGTGTCAATGGCTGATTACAACGAGGTATCGCCGGAAGGTATCCAGGTTCGTCGCCAGTGGGACGCCGCTCGGGATGGCCTGCTACGTCGCAGGGCTTGGAACTTCGCAATCAAACGCGCATCGCTCGCATTCAATGGGCTGGTGAGCCTGACGGGTTGCGCGACTACTTCGGGCTCGACAACGGTTCTCTGTGCGTCCACATCTGGCCTATCAGTCGGGCTCAATGTGACCGGCTCCGGTGTTCCTATGCTGGCTACGGTTGCCAGCGTGACAGACTCAACGCATTTTGTCCTCTCTGCGCCAGCTACGGCCACGGCCACAGCGCAGGCTCTCTCTGCTTCCATTGCGCCTGCGTTCGGTTGGCACTATGGCTATGCTTTGCCATCCGATTACATCCTTGCCCTGGAGTTCAACGGCAAGCCAGCGGGCACGGGTCAAAGCTCGCACGAAATCGAGGGTGACTTGCTGCTCTGCGATGATCCAACGCGGGCACAGCTTCGCTATGTTTATCAGCACACGGACCCAGCTTTGTGGGATTCGTCTTTTGTGGATGCGTTCACACTCAAGCTCGCTGCACGCATTGCCAGCGGCATCACTTCAACCACGGCACTTGCTGGAACACTCGACCAGCGGGCGGAAGATTACCTGAAGCTGGCGTTTGGCCCAAATAATCAAGAGACTCGACCACGCGCAATCATGGCAATGGAAGATAGCGGATGGATGAACGCTCGACGGGGGCTCTGCTCATGAGGATTCCAATCAACAGCTTTACCGGCGGGGCAGTATCGCCGCTTCTCGTCGGTCGTACGGACCTTGAGAGCCTCAAGACTGCGGCGGTTACGATGGACAACTTTTTGCCCATGTCCACGGGCGGAGTTGTTCGACGGCCTTCACTACTGCAAGTGGCAACGTCTGACACTCTCGCCGCTGAGCCTCCTGCAGGTGGCGATCCAAGCGTCCACAGTCGGTTGATTCCGTTCACCTATAACGTGGACACGCTGTATCAAATCCAACTGTCTCAGTCGTGGTTCAAGGTTTGGCGCAAAGATGGGTCTTTGGCATTTTCTGGCGACATTCTCCCCGACAGTCTAGCAGGACTATGGCCTACCTTGGGTGATTTCGACATTGACGCTATCAGCTATTTACAGGTCAACAACGTGCTGATTCTGGCGCATTCTGCATTCCCTCCCCTGATTATCACCCGTGTGACGGATACAGATTGGAGCGTTGGTTCACTCCAGACTTCAACGACTGATGATTACACCACGTTTTGGCCGCCCTTTCTGGATGAGCAAGCGACATCGGAAGCGGCTTCTGATGCCGTTGAAGGGTTCGTTGTTTCGTTGGCATCATTTAGCGCCACCCGCGCCACTGACATTATCGGCGGTTTCTATTCCGCCATGGCTTCGCCTCCTACGCAACACGGCCCTTGCCCTGCGACGTGGCGGCTTTACACAACCCTGACAGGCTTCTCAGGAACGATCAAGATTCAAGGCTGTGATACTTCGAATGGGACCTTTGTTGACATCCCTGGGGCAACCAAGACCTACACGACGGTAACGCAGGCTATCACAATGGCGTACGAGTGGTTTCACAAATACTACTACTTGAAGGTGAATGTGACCCGATCAGCGGGCACGGCGGTTGTAGAGCTTCGCCACCTCGGCAGCACAGCGGCCCCCACGTTCTGGATTGCTGCACGGTCAAGCGGTACGTTCAAAGACATCTATTCCTCACCTCCAGCTTTCGCTGATTACAGCCGTGGCGAGGCTCTCCAAATCGGGCACCTGCGCCGGGATAACCTTGTTGACTTTATACTTTCCGCAACCACGGCTGTATCAGTAACTTCAACGGGCCTGTTCATCTTTGGAGCATGGGAAGCGTATTCAACAGGGATCTGGAACGGTGCCATTTTCCTGGAAGCGAAAGACTCCACGGGCCGTTGGGACGTGATACGCACATGGAGCGGCAATAAAGATTACAACTTCAGCGCCTCGGGCACAGAGGTGCCAGGGCGGTTGCTGCGTTTGCGCGCGGAAATCACCAGCGCGGCGGCTGCAAGCGGGACAAGCGTTTACCCACGATTCAGCCTCAAGGCAACGGACGGCATTTTGTACCAATGGGGGCGAGTCGATGACAATCCGGCGAACACGACAAGTCAAATGCGCTGGCAGGGGATGAATGGGCAAGACCTCCAACAGTTGAGCTATGCAACTACGCTCGTTTCCCGTGGTGCCTTCTCGGTCAATCAGGGCTACCCGTCGGCGGTGTGTATCCATGACGAGCGTGTTTACCTTGGCGGCACGGCCAAACGGCCAACGACCATTTGGGCGAGCGGAGTAAACGACCTGTTCAACTTTCGGCGTACTGGATTCGATGATGGCGGGTTCATGTTCCAACTCGCTGCGAACGAGGGCAACCCGATTCAGTCCATGGTTTCAGCTTCCCGTGGCGTGGTACTCATGACGGCTGGTGATGAGTGGCTGATTGACGGGGCGGATACGGGAGTCACCCCGACGAACATTAATGCCAGGCGTCAGAGCCGCTATGGCAGCGCCCCGATTCAGGCCTTGCCCTGCGCTGGCTCTTTGATCTTCGTGCAGCGCTCCGCCCTCGCTTTGCGAGATTACCAATACGATTGGGCTTCGCAGGCGTTCGACTCTCCAGATTTGACGGACTTAGTTCGCCACCTGACAGGCTCGGGGCTTCGAGCCTTTGCCTATTCACAGAGTCCTGAGCCCATGCTTTGGGTTGTGCTGAAAAACGGCAGCCTGCTCACATGTACGTACAACAAAAAGCAAAGGGTTGTGGGTTGGGCTCGGCACCCGACATCGGGCGGATTGTTTGAAAGCGTCTCCGTCGTTCCTGGCTCATCGGCTCAAGCTGATGACGTTTGGTTCATCGTGCAGCGAAACGGCAGGCGGCGAATTGAGAAACTAGATTCGGCCATGTGGGCAAGCCTTTACGACGGGACAAACTTCTATCACCTGGACGGCGCAGTTAAAAAGACCGGCGCGGCCTTTACCTCTGTGACTGGCCTGGGGCATCTTGAAGGACTGACAGTTCAAATCATCGCAAACGATGTGGTTCAAACTCCCGCAGTAGTCGCAAGCGGTGCAGTAGCGGTGCCGGCGGGCACAACGTCGGCCCTTGTGGGGCTCTCATTTGCTTCACTGCTTCAATCCATGCCCTTCGATGTGCCCCTGCAAGACGGCACCCTCAACGGGCGGCAAGTGACCACGCCGACTTTTGCCCTGCGCCTCCATCGCACGCGGGCCGGGGGGTATGCAGATTCGCCGACGGGGCAAGTCTTCCCGCTCAAGCTTCCCTCTACTGACTTCACTGGAGTCATGCAGGCTGGCAACCTCGCTTCGATCCGCGATGTGTATCAAATGACGCTCGGCACCTCGTCACCTTTGCCCTTGAATATCCTGGCGGTGGTTCCCAACGTCGTCATCTATGGCTGATGAAATCACTCTACCGACTGTGTTCGATGTGCTTGACCAGCGCTTTCGAGCGGCAGGCGGTGAGGATTGCAACGAGCCATTGAAGCATGTGTTCACGCCGGGTCTCTACACTCGAACGATCTTCATGCGCCCTGGGATCGCTATCTTGTCCAAGATTCACAAGACAGAGCATCCGTTTATCATCTCTCAGGGTGCCGTGGAAGTTTACGAATGCATCAACGGTCAGCTCGTTTACGCAGAGACTTTGACAGCGCCTTACATGGGTGTAACCAAGCCGGGAACACAGCGGGCCTTGCGCGTAGTCTCCGAAGTGCCTTGCGTTTGGAGCACGACTCATGTCATGCTGGAAAGCGATTTCGAGTCAATCGAAACCGATGAAGCGACGGATATTGAGCGAATCATTATCGAGAGGATCACGGCGCGGATCATTGAGCCTCATGTAAACCCGTTGCTGCAATCGCCGGAACTGTTGCAAGACCCGATGTTTGCGGAGTGCCTTAGGCAAGCTCAAGGCATCGTCTCGGAACATCGAGCTCTCGCTCCAGTTGGTTGCGATCCACAAAACACTTTCGGTTGGACGGCGGCAACTTGGGCAGTCGTCATCTCTGCTACTTCTGTCGTCGCTGGCATTGCGGGTTCCGTGATGTCGAACAACGCCGCGAACGATGCGGCAAAGACTCAAGGCCAAATGGCCCTGCTGAACGCCCAGGCTGAAACCCAAGCAGCACAACAGGCGGGGCAACTCGGGCAGGCGCAGGCGGCTATCAATGAGCAGCTAGCGGTCAATGACAAGAAGTCTGCTGACGAGAACGCGGCGGCGCTGGCCAAAGAGGCCGATATCAACTCCACCCTGGCTCAACAGGGCATGGCAAAGACCCGTGAAGACTTCCGGCGCTTGGCTGCTGCAACGCGGGTTAAAGCAGCGCAAAGCGGCGTCCTGGATACCTCGGGCAGCGTCTATGATTTGCTCGTCGGTCAAGCCGATCAAGAACAGAAGGCCATTGATAAGCAGTCCTACACGGCAGAGGTACAGCGCCGGGAAACACTCGCCGCCAGTGCAGACGCTACGAATCAGGGCATCATGGCCGAAATCAGCGGGCTCTCACAACAGGCACGCGGGGCCGGGGCGCTGGGCGCATCGTATGCGGCAATCTCACAGTCTAGGCTCAACATGTGGGGGCAACGAGCGCAGGCTGATGCTATCCGCAACCAAGCTAGCGGCAGGCTGATGTCTCAAGCCGGGACGCTGTTAGGCCAGGACTATAGCTCGTTTCGTAGCACGCCGCGCGGTGGGGTGCCCTCAACCGCTTCGGCACCTTCTGGCGGTGGCGGCTGGACCACTGACGGCTAACCAAATACTTCGCACCCATGCAATTACCCACTGCCGACAGCGGCCCTTCCCTTGGTCCTACGGTTTCCGTTGGTCACAACTCCATACGCGGCTTTGTCGTCAATGATGACGCAGCACACGCCAGTGCCTCCGCAGCGCCAACGTTAGACATTCGCTCGATGGTTGTCGGGGAAGCCTCTCGCGGTGCCATTGGCGATGGAATCCAAAGCGTTGGAACTGCTCTCGACCATATTAACACGATCAGAAGCAACGCCATCAACCAGCGCCATGCTTTGGAGGCAGAGGCCAGCATGACGACGGCGGCGGCAGATATTGGCCGTAGGGTTGCGGCAGAAGCTCCAAACGATCCTGACAAGTGGCCCGCCCTGGCACAGCAATACACAGAGCAGGCGCGTAAACAAATCATCACGCCGAACATGTCGCCCGTGGTGCGCGATCATGTGGAAGGGCGCTTCGGAGTGTGGCAAGCGCAGACCGTGGGCGGGATCAATGTTCACTCGGCAGCGGTCGCAAAGGATCAGCTCGCGCAGACCTACAACGCTAATTTCCGCGACGCTCTCCAGCGTCAGGACTACGCGGGCGCGGCGAGCTTCTTGGACTCCGCCAAGGAGCGCGGTGTTATTGGTGAAGCTGGCCATATTGGCGGGATGACAGAACTGCACGCTCACCAGAAGGCGGCAGCGGATAAGGCCGCGACGGAAGTCTGGCAAAAAGCAGTCATGGATGGCGATAAGGTGGCGATGGAGGCGGCTATCACCCATGGTGCAGAAGCTGCGAAATGGACTCCAGAAGAGCAGCAGCTCAAGCGCACGATGGGCGAGCATGGAATTCAGAACACCATTCAAGCGCAGCAAAACAAAAGCGAATCGGCTTTCGTTGGCAACTTCGCGCTTGCTCGTTCCATGGGTGGCACCTTCTCGCCTGAGTACATTCAGAAGGCGATTGAGGCGAAGCAAATCGACGCTGGCACAGGTGCGCAACTACTGGAGGCAAACAAGCGCCAAGTCGGCGCTGATGACAAAGCTTTTCAGCCGTTTCTAACCAAGGTCATGGCCTACGATCCAGAGGCCGACGCGCAAAAGCTGTTTGCTGGGAAAAAAGATCTGGACACGCAAGCCGCTTTGCTCGGTCTAAACCAAGCGCAGATGGGGCAGTATCAGAACGTTTTTGAGATGGCCAATAAGGTCAATGGCAACGCTCTTGGCCGCGCTCAATCAGGGGTGAAAGTCGGGATGCACGGAGCTATTGACGAACTCGCCACCCGGTTGCCGGAAAAGACCAACGACAGGACGGCGGAGTTTCTGGCCCTGTTGAAGGATGAGAACTCGCTCTATAACTTTGGAATCACGGACAAGACCACGCGGCAAAAGCTATCAGCGGCGGGAGGCTTAGAAGGCCCTGCCGCTATCGAGTTCTTCCGCGACGCTGCGAAGGGCATCGTGAAGACGGATAAGGACGGCAAAACAACGAGCACTGTAGACCCTGCGCATTACAAGTTCTTGACCGATGAGCAGAAGCAACTCTTTGCTGATGCTGTCGCGGGAAAGCTGGTCACGAAGACGCCTGATGTTGACGCTATCAGCTCTGCGAAGTTCAGCGCCAGCGCGTTGAAAGATCAGGCCAACGGCTGGTGGGAGCAGTTTGCTAAGGATCATAAGCGCACTCCATCGGAAGAAGAGGCGCGAGGGTGGTTGATGGACAAAACCAAAGGCTTCAAAGTAGGTAACTTCTGGGAGTCGCAACCAAAGCCAGCGACTGCTGCTCCGACATCGCCTGGAGACGTTTCCATCCGTGGCTTCCAAGATGCGCCAGACTTGGCTGATAAGCTCCCGGCAAACCTCAAGCCGTACGCTGCTGACTTCATCGCGGCGGCGAAAAAGAATGATCTCGACCCGTATGCGCTCGCGGCTATCTCCATCCACGAAACGGACCACGGCACAAGCAGCGCTTTCACGAAAAAGAACAACGCCATGGGGAGCAGTAACGACAGCGGGCCGCTAACGTTTGCAAGCGTTCCTGAGTCGATTGAGCGGCAGGCAAAAACCCTCGCAGGACCTATCTACAAAGGAGCCGACACCATTGGAGATCTGAGCAAAATCTACGCTCCTGTAGGCGCTTCAAATGATCCCAATGGACAAAATGGAGACTGGCCGCGCGGCGTCTCTCACTTTTATCAAAAGCTCAAGTTCAAGAACCTCAAATAACATGACGCCCGAAGATTTCCAGACCGCCATTCTTGACCCTCAGAAGTGGCGGCTGTCGCTGTCTGCTGAGCGTCGCCAGCAACTTGACGACACGATACAGGGCGAACCCGATCAGGCGGGCGCTATCAACCGCGTTCTCTCCATTGGCCACGTCGCCAACGTGACAGGGATCAATCCGCACGATGTCGCGAACCATTGGGACACTGTTTATCGTCCACAGTTCGCCATGGCCCCCGGTGGTCTTGCGATGGATACGGCACCCAAAGATGACGGCGAGTTTTTCCAAGCTCTTCAGGGTGGGTTCAAAACGAAGAAAGCTGAAAGCGATTTGCTGCAAGACGGCCCTGGGTCGCTCTTTGAACGCGCCCACATGGCCGGGATTGACGGCAAGGACTACACGCAGGCCTTTGCGGATTGGCAGAGCGAGGCTATCGGGCAACAAGGCTACGACATGGCCAAGACTGACGCTTACGCCAAGGCGGGGCGAGCGCAGTACGAGGACTCATTGCAGCGCGGCAACTATGGCGACGTTGGCAAGATCGCAGACAGGGCCCTGAGCTTCATCGAAGGCGCTCAAGTCATGACGAAAGGCGGGAAGGTCGTAGCTCAAGACATGGGCACGATGGACCGTGAGCGCTTGGCTGATGACTTGGCGAACTACTCACCAGAGAAGCGCCGTGAGGTATACGACATCGTAGCTCGGAAAGCGCAGGCTCAAGGGCTCGACCCGAAAAGCGCCTTCCGCGCCATTGATTCAGCCATGCGCGGATTCGATACGCTGGCGAATGGCACCATGCAGCTCGCGGGCCGTGCTGGCGCTGCCATGCTGAGCATGGCCAATGATTCGGGATTGGAAGCTGCGGCCAAAAAGATCAATGACAAGCAGCTTGTTTTTGGTGAGCTTACCCAATTGGCGAATGGTCAAATTGACCCGATCAAAGCCAAGGGCTGGGCATCTACTGCAACAAATTCTCTTGGTGGTCTGGTGCCGTTTGTCACCTCTGGTGGGCTCGGCGCTTTCGGCACCGTGGCCATGCTTGGCGGTATCTCCAACGATGTCACGAATCAGGTCAAATATGCAAATCCTGAAATGAGCCAAGGGGCCGCGGACTCCATCGGCATTATCTCAGGCACGGCTCAAACCTTCCTGCTTGGCAAAATGGGCGAGTGGCTCACAGAGTCGGCCCCTGGAGTGTCGCAACTGCTCGTCAAGTACACGGCGCCAAGCATGAGCGCGGGCACACGCTACGCCGCCCATGCTATTGGGCAGGTTGCAAGCCAAGGTCTTGTGTTCGGCGCTGGCCTGCCCATGGCAACGCCGCTTGCTCAACAGCTCGTCTCCACCGTCAATAGCACGGTTCCCGGCGTGAACTGGGGAGACGAGCGGGCGAAGATGTTCGAAGCATTCCCTGAATCCATCGCGCCTATTTTGGTGCTCTCCATCATTGGGGCCCATGTGGCAACGGCGCGAGATTACGCCGTTGCCAAAGACTTCGTTGCTAACCCTGATGCACTCAAGGCTCTGGGCTTCAACTCCGCGCAAGTTGCCAAGATTCGGGCCGCTCCCGATCAAATCGAGGCCCTGCGCAGTGAGTACCCAAACCGGCCCAATGATGCGCCGTCAATGATGGAGGGAGCCAAGGCTTACGCTGAGCAGGTCAAGGCCGGTCAAGTCGCGGTGAAGACCTTGGAGGAACGCGGCGTCCTGCCTGTCATAGCTCGCACGGAAGCGGACAAGTGGACGATCACAACGAAGGACGGCGGCGCGGCTCACTTCCCCGACTGGGAAAGCGCCAACGCGGCGCGGTGGCAGCATGTGGAGGATAACCGGATGTCGGTGGATGATACCACGCGGGCCATTCTAGACCACATGTCACAGCGCTTGGACGTTGGCCGGGGTCACGGTGTGGAATTCTCGCCGGAAGCGCCAACGGCCCGCGATATGGCTAGTGACGGCACGCCGGAAGCTGACCTCTTGCGGCGTGTAGATCAGTCGCAACTCTTGGACGGCGGGCAATCGGAAGCGGAAGCATTCGACAAGGCAACGGCGGTGAGTGATGCGGCGGCAACCACACCTGAAGATACGCTTGCAAAACAGCGCATTCTTGGCAGTTCGAAGACTGAGTTTCAAGACGGCGTGCTCGTCACCACGATGAAGCTTTTTCAAGGTGCAACGCCCTTGACCTTGGTCGAAGAAAAGGTACACGGCGACGTGGCCCACATGATCGCGACACCAAGCGGGCGACAGTGGGCAATCGACAAGCTGCGCGGCTACGAAGCGGCAAGCGGCGAGCGTGTGCTGCTCGATCATGATGACGCCAAGGTTCAAGACTCCGATATTCAAGAAGCCTGGGCCTCCATCGCTCAAGGCTACCTTGTGCGCGAGTCTGCCCGTCGTCCTGGGCTTGTTGAGAACTGGAAAGCAAAGGGATTTCGGCAAGCTTTCCGCGAAGTACTGCGCTCTCCGGTCGGGCCGGAAATCAACGCCTACTCTGAACTGTTCGGCGCGGCCGCGCTGCGTGCCGCCCAACTCGGCAAGCTCAAGCGTGAAGGCAAGCTTGATAAGGACTTGGAAACCACGCTCGCCAAGCACCTTGGACTTTCGGAGGCGTCACAACACGAAAGCGCCGTGTTGAAGACGGCGGCAGAGATGCGCGATGGCATGGGCGGCGATGGTTCAGAGAAGTACACACCAAGCACTGATGAACCTTTCTCAATGTCCCGTATCTCAAAGGCTGCGAGCGCTCCCGCCCTTGAAGTGTCGGTAAAACCATGGGAGGGCATCACAGCCAAAGAGCGTGGCGACAGGGCGGCACAAGAGGCGCGTGAACTCAGAAGCGGGCCGCCTATCGTCAATGCTGATCGCGGCAAGGTTATCGACGTGAGCAGGGCAGGCCTTGAGCATTGGGCTCGCTTCGCTACCGATCCTCGGAAAGCTTCACTCTTGGGGCATCTGCGCGAGTTACTCACTGATGCGATCTACATCCGTTCAGAAAAACCTGATGCTCGCAAGGTCGACGCTCAAGTTAAAGCCTTCCACAAGTTAGCGCTACCAGTGCGCTTTGACGGTCAGGAATCCATGGTTCGCGTTTCAGTGCGCGAGGACGCTAATGGTCGATGGGTCTACGATGGACATTTGCTAGATGTAGATGCGCCCGCTGATGATGTCCCCAAGGGCAGCTCCTGGCCGGAATCGCAAAGCGAGACTCGGCAACAAGACGTTCTTCAGCGGGCGCGTTTAAAAACTCTCACCGAAGCGATGAAAGTCAATGAGCACTTGACTGCTCCAGATTCGTTCTCTCTCGCTCGCGGCATGGTAAACGCCAAGATTACGGAGATGTTTTCCCCCTTTCTGCGCACGCCAGAGGCCCGAAAGGAACTTGGAAAGGAAATGCAGAGGCGAGCCAAAAAAGCGGCTGAGCCTTGGATAGAGGCGAGCAACGCGACGCGATCAGCGGCGAGCCTCAAGAGTGAGCGCGATGTTAGGGAAGCGGCGGCGTACGATTCCAAAATGAAGGCGGTGGAAGATTCGCTTTCACCTGCGGAACATGCAGCGCTGAGCCGTGGCTTTGAGCGTCTCGATTCCCAACCGTTGATTGAGCGAATGCTCAACGATCACGGGAAAATCCTGTCACGAGCCGGGGCTGATCAGCGTGGAAAGTTGTTCAGCGGTGAGTATGACGACGCTCCTTGGTTGCCTCCGCAATGGCTGGCGGCTGATGGTATCGGGCCGGATGTGATGACGGGCAATCTCGGCTTTGATTCCATCTCTGATTTTTGGGCGGCGATCAAATCGGAGATTGCTACAGGCACAAAGGCAAACGCAGAATTCAGGGCGGCAGAAGCCAAGATGTCGGAAGGCCAAAAGAAGGCACGCCAAGAAGCAAAAGCAGAAGCTGGCGCATGGTATGACAACGCCCTCACGAAGTCAGGCAAGGTGGCGATGGAGCGCGAGAAGATCGCGGGCGCTATCCGCACCCTGGATGCAATCAAGCGGGCGCTCCCTGCGGAGTTGCGCGGCAAGATCGGCGGCGAGGCAAAGCTTGCGAGCCTCGGCACCGACGAGGCGCGGCTCGCTGAAATCGGGCGACTGGCCGGGAAGATTGACAGAGTTGTTGAAACCTGGATGCGCGATGATCTTCACGAGCAGTTCGTCAAGCTGCTCGACAAAGCGAACCCTGCGAAGGGTAAGCCGGGCGAAGCGAGCAAGGGAAAGATCGGAGTCGAAGGCCATCGATGGTTCGACCAGGTGCGCGAAGTTCATGGGCTCAACGAGCGTCAAGTGTCTGACCAACAAGCCGTCATTGAATCGCGCCTGACTGACGACAAGACCACGCCAGAAGAGCGGGACGCGCTCATTGATCAGTGGGGTATTCTCAACACTTACGGCGACTTCAAAAACCGATCAGCGGCAGAGATGGACACGGCCCTTGCCTCGGCGAAGAAAATCTATGAATCGGGCCGGGACTCTTGGAAGATCCAAGTGGAAGCACGACGCGAAGATCGAAAGCAATTCGTTGCGCAAGGTGTGGAAGATGTGGGCGGCGCAAAGACGACGACGGAACGTAGGAAGGCACGAAAGGGCGAGGTTGCGGAGGATCAACAAATCTCCATGCTATCCAAGTTCAGCGGGCCGGATCATCAATCTTTCGGCTCTCGTCTTGCCTCCATTTTTGGCGGTGGGTCAAAGACGGCAGAACGCTACGAAAGGGCCGTGCATGATGCCTATCATGCGAAGAACAGGGCCATGATTGAAAAGCGCCTAGCTTTCCGCGATCAGCTTCTGAAAGTGTTTGGCGTGAAATCGTGGATGTCGGCGAGCGACAAACTGTACGAGTTGCAGCTGATGCGCGACAAGTCAGGCATCACGAAGATCGAGGGGCGCAAAAGCGAAACCATTACGCTGCCCGTGGACAAGGCACAGGATTTGCTGGACGGAAAAATCAAACCCGAAACCCTCGGGCTCCACTCTGGCCACTTGGATGATGTACAGCGGGCAATGGACGTGTGGGCGCTGACTGACAGCGCCGACAAATCAAGCGTGGATCGCGCCCAGTCTATCAAGCTCGAAATCACGCGAGCCGTTGGTGAAAGGAGCGAGGTGCCCATGTCGCAGAATGAGGCAATGCACCTTACCATGCTGGCAAAGCAAGAAAGCTACAGGAACGCGATGGACTTTCACGGATGGGATGAACAAAGCCTTGCAGAAATGGAGGCCATGCTATCGCCAGAGGCAAAGCAAATCCGTTCATGGCTACACGGTGAATATAACCGTGGCTATGATGAATTGAACAAGGTGCATCAAGCCATGTTCGGAATCGACCTTCCGCGCGTGAAGGATTACGCCCCTGGTTATTTCGAGCGGGCTGGGGAAGTGCGCGATCTTGACCCATTTGCAAGCGGCATCGAATCCGCCGGCCTCGCCGCCGGATTCCTCAAACGTCGCAAGAATCACAGCGCTGAACCCGTGATGATCGACGCTCTTCAAGCCTTCTGGCAGCATCAGATGATGGTCACGCACTGGGTACATTTCGCGCCAGAAGTCCAGGAGATGCGGGCCGTGCTCGGATCCTTGGAGGTGAGGCACGCGGTAGAAGGCAACGAGAGCACGGCGGCCCACAGGTCTGTCATGCGCTGGCTCAATGTCATTGAGCAGAACGGGGTGAAGGACGCACAGAGCAACTCTTGGGTGCGTCGTTTCGGGCAGGCTCTCACGCGCTCGGCGCTCTCATTCAATATTGGAACATGGATGAAGCACCTTCCAAACGCGGTGATGTCTATGGGTGACGTACCGCTCTTTGAGTGGTCCAAGTCCTTGGGGCGCGTGATGAGTGGCCAGGGTGCCGAATCGCTGGCCAACATCTGGCGCTCTCCGGTTATTCGTGATCGCCTTCTTGGCTCCTACACTCCAGAGCTTCGCCAGATTCTAGAAGGGCAAACGGCCCGCGATGGCTGGAAGGCTACGGCGACGCAATGGAACAGACACCTTGGCAACTTCCTTGATTACGGCGTTTCTCGCATCTCCCACGTTGCGGGCATGTTCACCACGTTTAGCGCGGCTGTCGCTCACGACTACCATTACAATCAAGCCAAGGGCGAGATGAGCCATGAACAGGCCATGCGTTACGCCGATCACGAAACGGCGCTGACCGTGGCCCGCACGTCTGCCCCTGAATCGCTCGACCGGCGCTCACTCGCTGAGCTTGAACGGATGGGTGCGGCAAAGCTGCTGCTCATGTTCCACGGTCCAGAGCGTGCCCAGTGGGGCATGGAGTATTCGGCAATTGCCGATGCGATCAACGGCAAAGGGTCAAAGGCTAAAGCTGCGCAAGTCGTCTTCCTGTCTCATGTCGTGGTGCCCGTCATGATGCAAACCATGGTTGGCCTCTATCGCTACATGTTCACGAGTGACGATGCCGATAAAGCATGGTCTGCGAAGAAGTACGCAACGGCGATGGTAATGGGGCCACTGTCGGGAATCTACGGCCTCGGTCAAATCCTCGAACCTGTTGTCCACCACTTTACGGGCGTCATGGGATCAATGAACGGCAACCCCATCGCCACCCTGGCGGAAGATATGATCCACGCCAAGACATGGCAGAAGTTCGCGGCGGCAGCTGGACTGCTCCTTGGTGGGTTCACGGAGATTCCCGGCGAAGCGCTGAAGGTAGTCGAACGGCTGACAAAGCAAGTGGAGGGCGCGACGGGGCCGAAGAAATAACGCAGGTTCAAGTTCAATATTGAACGCATCAACGCATGGTGATATTTTGATGCATGGCCGCAAAATCTCCCGTTTGGTGCAAGACCTCCTCCCATGATTCCCATCACGCCGTTGTTGACGGGCAGGCGCTTTGCAAGACCGTTGTGAAAGGTCGCTGGCAGTCCTGGCTATTGCTTGAGGCTGACGAAATGGACGCCTCGAAACAGTGCTGCAGGTGCAAGGGCGCGGTGGCAAAACTTGAGGCAGAAGCGCCAGTTCAGGCCTTCAATCCGTCCGAATTCTTCCGAGAGTTGGGCAGGCGTGGCGGGCAAATAGGCGGAAAGGTCAAGTCACGCGCTAAGCGCCTTGCGGCAAAGCTTCGCGAGCGAAATCGACGGACCACAAAGCGGCTTTGTGCTGCCTGAAATGTCCAATGTTTTGACCGTTTCATTTCCTGTTGACTTCGCTGCATTCGATCAGCGTTGTTAGGCATGAACGATCCTTTCGCGAATGCAGGCTTCAAGATGCTCACGGGCACGGGCGCTATCGACTTGACGAACGACCCTGTTTACGGTTTCACACCAAGCGGTGGCGATGCTGTGCTAGCCGCGATCACATTCCCCTCACAGCGCGGCGGCCAAGCCTACCGTGGCGATTCCACAATCGTTGGCGAAACCCTGCTGAACGGAGTCTTCTACCCGATTCCCTCCGTTGGCTTGACCTTGGCGAGCGGCAAGCTCATCGGCTGGAGGGACATCTAAGCTGTGAACGGCCTGGGCCTTTCAGTTTTGGGAAAAAAGCGGATTGCAGGGAGTGCTAATCCTGTCGCTCCAAACGGCGGCAGCGTGCAGGCAAGGGGTCTGAGCTTTTACATGACGTGGAGCGGGCCAGCGGAATGTGGACCATACTTTCACGTGTACGAGTCCAGCGATGATTTGTCTTACACGAAGGTTACGTCATCGCCGATTTTGCCAAAGACGTTCACCTCTGGTGATTTCGCAGCGGGTCAAACGCGGTACTACAAAGTATCAGCCTGTCGTGTTAATGGATCTGGTGAAACTGAGCAATTCCTTGTGGGAAGTAATACCATCATTTCAGCGCCTCCAGCGGCTCCCGTAGCGAACGACAAGAACCCTCTCGAAAGCGGCGTATTAAGTGTAACATTCTGGTCCGCTGATGCATCTCAACTGTTCATGGTGGGCAACGGCACACCTCTTGCAACAACTTCGCCATACGAAGCAACAGGATTGAATGATGGTGTTGAATACTCGTTCACTGCTCGCAAGACTGCGGACGCTGGTTCAAGTTGGTCTGCCATGTCTGACGTGGGATCGGCAGTCGCCAAAGCAGCGCCTGCAACACCGTCAATCGACGCTGTTGTCAACTCTGACGGCGCGTGCGAAGTGTTCTTTACCGCAGTACCAGCGAATGGCTATAAAATCACACGGGACGGTTCACCGCTTGTGGACATGGGCATGGGCATGTCTGGCGTGAACTCGTCCTCTGACGAGGGACTGGACAACGGGACAACCTATGAGTACCGGCTCATAGCATACAAGTACACGACGCTTGAGTCTGCCCCGTCTGCCCCAGTTAATGGGACCCCAAACGGATAACCAGCCATGAACACATCACCCACATACTGCCTTACTCACACCCTCCTATGAGCAGCGAAGAAATCATTGAACGGTTTGAAGCCACTACCGCCCTGCTGGAGCGCATGGCCAAATGGGTCGTAGCTATGGTGGTGCTGGTGGCCACCGGCGTCCTGTGGGGTGCTCGCCTTGAGTGGCAGGGCACACGGGCAATAGAGCGCCTTGGCGAGCATGAGACTGTTATTCGCGTTCACGACACCCGGCTTCACGATATAGATGTAACCCTGGCCCGACGCCCATGAGAGCCCTTCTAACCACCATCATCCTTTCGTCGTGTGCCGCTACTCCTGAGCCGCATTACGACCAAACGATCCTTGTCGTCATCAAGGCGGCCCCTCAATCTCCCGCCGCTCAAGTCATGGCGGCGCTCAAAGCAACCCTGCCCATGCTATCCCCCATCCTGCCATGAATCACAATGAAAACGTTCCCGCCCCCGTTCCTGTCCGCTCCATCTTTGCCACAAAGACGGCTGCCTGCTCCTACCTTGTCGCCATGCTGGGTGTTTGGCCTGATGGTTCCGCTTGGGTATCTGCTCATGCACAGCTTGTGCTCTTGGGTTTGGCGGCGGTGCAGCTACTCTTGCGCCGGATCACGCATGGGCGCGTTGTGCTTGTCGCTGATTCTGTCAACGGCTTGTAGTCACGACACACGCAACGCTTACCGCGTGCTGACCTATCCGGCGCTCCCTCCGCTTGCTCCATTCATTCCCCTTCTGTCGCCGCTCGAAAGGGCGGCGGCAGATGAAGACAACGCAATCAAAATCCTGACTCACCCAAAATGAAACTACTCGACTCCATCACTTCTACTATCTCCGGTTGGTATCATCAGATTGTCGATCACAAGGCGGACATTCTCAAGGCCGCTCATGACTACCTCGTTTCGTTTGGGCTCACTCCCGAACATGTGGCGCAGGTGGCAAAGGAAGTGCTTGCCGTTGAAGCTGCATTCGGCAAATCCGTGAATGGCTTTGTGAAGGCTGGCCATGTTGCGGACGCGCTTGGAACTCTTGCTGGAGACTTGGCATTGCCCGAATCAACGAAGGGCAGCATCGGGGGAATCATTGGCACGGTTCACACGATCATCGCCCTAGAGCAAGCCGTTGCGGCTGCGGTCAAATGAACGCCGCATTCATCGGCACTGTCGGGTTTCTACTCCTGCTCGTCGGCATGGGGCTCGTAGCGCTGTTTCAATCTGTTCCTTGGGTAATTCAATGATCACAGGCAAAGCATCTTCATTCGCCGATCTCGCCGACGTGGCCGCCTACCGCCGCGCCCTCGTGTCATTCCTCCGCGCTGGGTACAACCAGGCGCAGGCCGAAGCCAAAGCCCGAAAGGTGGGCGACCCGGGCGTTGGTTGGTGCGATAACGACCTGTCGAACTCAACGCCCTGGGTTGCCCTTCCCTATGAGGACTGGCAGGCCAAATACGGCACCAAAGCCAAAGCGCACAACGCCAAAGTCGCCGTCACCATCGGCGGCAAGACGGTCATCTGCCGCCTTGGCGACACCATGCCGCACAAACAAGACATCCACACGGGCGCGGTTATCGACCTCGCCCCCGGCGCACAAGCTGCGTTTGGGCTACGAGCTCCGTTCCTTGTGCCAGCGTCGTGGGAGTGGGCGTGATTGTCGCCTTTGTCGCTTTTGTCAAATCGTGCGGCGTTATGCTTTTTTTTATGCAACCAAGCACTTTCGCCTAGTGCGGCAATGATCGAATGGAATACGGTTGTTTTGATTGAAGGGT